TCAATTCTCTATGTTTTCTAGGGTTTTTGAAATACTTTCGACTGGTTTCAAACACATCTGTACAGGCTGCCCTGCTTCGACAGCGTCGAGGATGCAATCAGTCGCGATAATCTGCCCATTGGCTCGATCGAGCGCCTGCACATGGTCGGTCAGGATCACCCCCACATCAGCCAGCGTCTCGGAGCGCCGCTCGGGCACCGTGACCGGCTGGCGCAGCGCCTCGGGCACCTCGGGAACGATGTTGCGATATTCAATCTCGGGCGTGCAGGATGCGACCCAGAACAGCGCGGAAATCGTCAGGAAGCGGCGCATTGAAATCTCCCTTTCGGAAAGCGTCTTTGACCTGCTCATATTCAGCGGCGGCGGCGGCCTGTCGCTCGGCCTCGGCGCGGGCCACATCAGCAGCGGCGCGAGCTTGCGCGCGGGATTTCTCGAGAGCCGTCACAGAGCGCGTCAGGCGGGCTTTATCGTCGCGCAGGCGGTCGACGATGCCAGACTGCCACCAGAGGGCCGCACCGAGCGCCAGAGTGGCCGCCAGCGCGGTGATGAGGGCATATCGGGTGATCATCTTCCGAAAGCCGTGGCTGGCGCAGGAGGCGCGCTGCGCATCGCCTCGATCGCGGCCTCGAAGGTCTCGGTATAACCGGCGATCTTTCGGGCCCGGTCGGTGCCGTTGACCACCCGGCGCGCGTTCAAATAGTCGCCGGGCAGATAGTCATTGAGCGCCTTGCCCGTGAACCATCCACCACAGCATCCCCGCACAAGGATCTTCGCCGCGATCGAGGGCTCGAGCGCTAGGTCGGGATTGCCGATCAGATCTACACCCAGAACACGCGAAGCGAGAGCGTAATTGCGCCGCCCGGTGATCTGGACAAATCCACGCCCCCGGTAGCGCCAGCCGTCGCCGGGCTCGGTATTGCCAAGGCGCGGGCCGAGCCGTCCCCATGGCTCGTATTTGTCGAAGTAGCGCCGCCCACCGCGCTCCGTGATCGGCTGCATGGTCTGAGCGGTCTCATGAAAGGTGGTCGCCAGAAGGTAGGACCGAAAGGTGATGTGTAGCCCATCAGTAGCGGCCAAGAGTGTGTTGCACCCATCAACCTGATCCTGGCTCATGCGCCGGAACAGCGGACGGATTGTGTCGAAAAATTCCTTCATTTGCGCCTCCATCTGGGCTTGGTGAACACACATTCGGGATAGAACGGCGCGGTGAAAATTGAGTAGCGCCCCCGGTGCGGCTCAGGAATTGTCAGGTGCCGCGCTTTGAGGATGTGCCAGAGGCCGATGAGCAAGATCAGATTGACCACCAGATTGATCGGCCCGGGCCCGACGCGCATGACGAGATCCGCGTTGATCCGCCAAGCGACATCCCAAACGAAAAGGCGCGGAAAGGCAGAGAGCGCACAGATAGCAAGCCCGCGTGCCAGATAACCGGCGGCGCTGCGCCCCCAGAAATCGAGATGCGGCATGAAACCCCGCGCAGCCAAAACGCCGGCACAAAGCAGAATGGCGGCCAGAAAGAGATTAAGGGTCGCCAACATTCCGAGGCTCCTTTGCTTTGAGGGTGAGAAGCTCATCGAGCGCACGTTGCAAGCTTTGGCGCTGCTGCTTGATCAGAGCCAGCCGGCGCTCTTCGAGCGCGAGTTTCTCGGCTGATTCCCGGATCTTCTTTCTGGCCTTCCAGGGGAGCCGGATCATAGCGAACGCCCCCTAATGGCCTGCTCCAATTGTTTCAGGGTGCTGAGCACATCCTGCTCGCGCCGCACTGCATCCTTGGCGTGATCATTACTCTGCTCGATCAGGCGATCTGTCAGCGCCTCGGTCCTATTGCGTTCGCGCACCCACGCCCATGCCAGCCCGGCGATGACTGCTGAGGACAATCCCCCGCCGAGCTGGTCGATGATCGCGCTCCAGTCCATCACACTTCGATTTTTGCTGCCGCGCGAAACAGTTCATCGAGATCTTCCTGCGTCAGACCAGAAGCCTCGCCTAAGCTGTTGATAGCGACACTAGTGCGACGAAATTCCGTTGCCTCGCTCCAGGCCAAACGAAACACTTGGTCTCCCTGCTCTACGATGGCCTCGACTTTCTCAAGGATTCCCGCCTCCAGCATCGCGGCCTTTGCTTGAAAGCGGCTCACCACCATTCCCGCCCGCTCAGCAGCCAGCGCCTCACCATTATCGTTTCTGATTTTGATGATCATTTGCTCGCTCCCTCGATCAAATCTGCCTCATCGACAAACCAAAGATTACGAGCGCTGCGGTCGACCGGAATTTCGGACGCCTCAACTATTCTATAAGGCCGGGGTCGGGCCTCGAAATGACCTTTGTCATAAGTGCTACCGACTGTGACGCCTTCTTCCACCAGCCCGCCGTCAATGTCTTCCTGTGTCACCACGCCCTCGCCTGTCTTCACGAAAACCTGCCGGGGGGGCACATCCTTTTCCGCAATCTCTTCGAGAGAGAGACCGCAGTTCGCCGGAATGAGGACGGACAAACGCCCATCATCGTTCATAAAAATAATGCGCTGATCACTCATGGGGTTACTCCTATTGGACAATGATCACAGATGCATTCTGCGCGTCTGCGGCGGATCGGAACGGAGCATTGAGCGCATGAAGGCGAACTTGGCTGGCCGTCTTCAAAGTTGGCGCAGACGAATACCCCCCCTGCAAACACAAGGCCAAAACCTCCCCGCCCGAAGACGAGCAAGAACCAACAAATGCGTAGTTCGCGCTTTCCAGTGCTGTGGCAAAGTTGATCGTGTAATCGCCCGTCCCATTATCTGTGATGCTTGAGACATTGTGGCTGTCGAGAATTGCTACGCTGCCAGTGCCGTTGAAATTCACCCACGCCTTAACGGCCTGATTTGCAACTACCGACTGCTTTGTACCCAGCGGTGTCATCACCTTGGTGTTGTCGGCCCCCGCTTCTGCCTCGGGTTGTGAGGCGATGTCATCCGATCCGAACACCTTCGACCAAGGCTCCCAACCTCCGCCGTCGTTCGACCTGTAGTACAATGCGTTTTCGGTGGAGGCGTGATATATCTGGGTCAGATTCTCAGAGTTGATATGCATCAAAAGAAGCGTGCCGTATGCAGCTATCGGCAGCCCGGCGGTAGTTGGATTAACCCGATACGCACCGTTTGCTCGACTTGTGACGTCGGCGTCAGATATAGCATAACCTTCCGTGCGCCCCCAACCATATGCACCGGAGACAAGCAACCGGTTTGCGGCGGTGTCCATAACACCAGACTGAACCTGCTGAAAGTCCAGCCCAGTCCCGACGGCATTTACCTTGAGCAGCTGACCAGCCTTGCCCGCAATCGGCGGCAAATCACCGGCCTGCGCCGCTGCCACTGCCGCATCCGCCTGCTCATCCACAAAATCGGCCACGTCATCCATGTACTCGACCAACGGCTCGAAGAACTCGATATTGGCCTCGGCCCGATCTTTGAACGTGTCCGGCTCACTACGCAGCGCCGGGGGTGGCACGACAGGCTTGACGGGTTTAGACATCAGACAACTCCTTGAACTTCGATTGCAATTTCGGCGTAATCCGCGCCGACATAGACCTCGCGGTAACCGCGATAGAACCCGTACCCGATGGCCGCGAACTCGGTACGATCGCTGGCAATCCAGACGGCCGGCACACCGCCGCGCAGCCGCTTGAACGACTGGACGAGAGCGAAGAGGCGGGATCGGTCGACCGAAATACTGAAATCGAACACGCGCGTGGCCGGGCGCTGCACCGTCTCCAAATCGCCGTAATCATCGACCTGCACATATGAGAAATCGAGCCCGGAGAACCCTGTACCGTCCTGTTTCGTCTGGCCCATCTCGGTCAGCTGGCCAAAGACGATCTGACCCGCCTGTACATCGCCCACCGACCGGCTCAGCGTCACCACGATCCGCGGCGTGCCGAGCACGGGCAGATCGGTCAGAACGAACTCAGCGAGCGGCGTGATCGGCTCGGTGAAATACGCCAGCCAATCGATGATGGCCGAATTGTCCTGCATTTCGACCGTTTCATCATAGAGCTTCTCGGCGCCGGAATAGACCTCCACCCGAGCCTCGCTTGCGAGGATCTCGAACCCGGCAATTCCGCCGATGAACTCATTCGGCGTGAGCTCGACCTGGATCGATCCGGGGTTGGCGGCGATGCGCGACGGCTTTTGGTCGAAGAGACGCCAAGGATTGGTCGCGCTGATCAGCTGCCAGTTTTGCGGATCGGGATTTTCGATCAGCGGATCGGCGAGAGCTGCCATTTCGAGATCGGGATCATTGCCCGTGTTGTCGGACGTCAGTGAGCGATAGACGGAATGTGTCGCGGTGCTGATCACCATAGCGCCCCGCGCATAAGTCGTGCCCCCATTCCACTCGGCATAATCGTCCTCGGAAATGTTGATGTCGGTCAGCGTGGCCTCTGTGACCTGAAACGGGATCAGAACCTTCATGACGTCACCCCCAGGTTCGCCCGCCGGGTCTCCTGATAGAGCTTGTCGGAAAGCCGGGCGTTGTTGATGTTGCCCTCTTGAATGGCCCGCACCACATCGCGCAGCAGATCATTCGTGTCCTCTGCCGCACGGATTTCCTCGAGCGTCGCACGATACCCATCGGCCGAGGCCGCATAGGCCGCGTCTGCCGAGGTGCGATAGAGCGGGCTGTCGGCGAGACTGTTGGTCAGAGCATCCGCGCCTTGCACGATCTCGGCAAAGGCCGGGGCAAGCTTGATGAGCTCAGCGGTCAGCTCATCATCGCCGAGGCTGTTGGCCTCATCCACCAGAGCCCGGAAGGCAGCCCGCGTGCGCGGCAGGGCATCGATCCCGAGATCCGCAAGGCTCGCGGACAGCAATTCTGTGGCTTTGGCCGTCCGCTCCGCATCGCTGTAGAAGCCTTGGTAATATGCCGCCGTGCTGCTGGTGAACCCTTCCAGACCGCCGAAGAGGTCCACCAGGCTGCTCGCCGCATCCGCCCCGATCAACCCCACGTCCTTGAGCTGCAGGCCGAGTAGGTCGAACGCTCCGTTCACATTCGCCAAACTTGAGCTCAGCCGCTCCAAGGTATCGAAAGAGCTTTCACCGGCACGGGTGAACTCATCGCTGGTCAGCACCCGATCAGCCATGCCAATGGCCAGCTTGTCGAGCTCGGACTGCAGTTTCTCCTCCAGCTTTGCCGCATGAGGCCCACTGGCCCAGATCGTGAAGCCCTCACCGGCGAAGCCATCGATTGCGTCCGAGGCGAGGCCGAGCGTATCTGCCATGCTTCTTACGCTGTCAGCTAGACCAATCGCGGTATCGTCGAGCATGCGCTGCATCTCTTCCTCGAGCGGCTTGTAAACCGTCTTCGAGCTTTTGAACGCGCCACCCTTGTAGAAATCGAAGGACCGAACATCGGCGCCATCGGCGCCAAGACTGCCGCGCACACCGCTGCCATAATAGCTGCGGCTGAATGCTTTGCTGAGCGCAGAGGCGGCCAGCGCCACGGCCCCGATCACCGGTGCCGCCGCGCCAATCGCGCCCGCGATCGAGGTCAGGGTCGGGGCGGCAATTGCCGCACCTATCTGGCCGCCGATCGAGGCAAGCCCCATACCGAGCCCGCCGCCCGCACCAAAGACCGCGCCAATGGTATTGCCGAAGCCGCTCATGAACGCGCTTCCGATGCCACCAAAGCTGCCCAGAAGACCTCCGGCGCCGCCGCCACCACCGCCGCCAATGGCAGCTTGGGCGGCACCTGCCACGCCATTTGTGCTCAGCCCGAGGCCTATGACGATCCGATTGCGCGCAGCCGTCACAATCATCTGTGTGATGAGGTTTTTGAAACTGTCGAGGATGTCGTTGGCGAAGCCTTTGAAATCCCGGAAGCCGCGCCCAATGAAGTCACCCCAGGCGTCAGAAATATCGCCCATCAATGGCAGCTGATCGGCCAGCTCATCATTGAGCTTGGCGACTTCCTTGTCATAGGCACCTTGCGACAAGCCCGCGTCGAGAAGCTTGTTCAGATGTGCAATCTCGGCGTTATACTTCTTGACGGGATCCGCTTCGAACTCGAGGCGCTCGATCTCATCGGCCAATTCCTTGGTTGCCTTGGCCGCGCGGCCCGCGCTTCCACCATCCTTGCCCGCCTGCCCGACACCGCCGCCAAGATTATCGAGCGCGCGACTGTAATCTTCTGCTGCGGCTGCGCCGCCATCGAGAACATCTGCCCCCTCTTTCAGAGTATCGGTCAGAACGCCCCAGCTCTGAAGGGGGCGCGTGGCCAGTCCCTGCATGGCTCGCCCTTGTCGGTCGGCGGAAGCCGCACTGCGATCGAGAGCATCCGCCTGCGCCTCAAATGCCTGGGTAATGCCAGACTGGTTCACATAGTCCGCATTGAACGCCTCATCGAACGCGCCTTTCACCGCGCCCAGCACATCAACCGTCTCGCCCACATCCTGCTTGAAGCGATCCAACGCGCTAAACACGATCGGGTCTTTTCCGACCGCCTCGCGCAGCGCATTCACCGGGGCTAGAACACCCTGCATCCCGTTGCTGATGACATCGATGAGCCCGTTCATGGCTTGGGCGCCCAGACGCTTGAACACCGCGGGCGTAGTGCCCCATGCGGCGATGATCGCCTTATGCGCTCCGACCCACGCACCAATGGCGCGGTTGGCGGCATTCAGCACAGCCTCGACTACGCCCCCCATGCCGCGCGTGATATCGGCCCGCAGTCCGGTGACAAACCCGCCAACGCGCTCGGTGACGCCCTCGAAATAGGTCACAATGCGGCCACTGATCTCGAGCGCTACATCCTTCAGCAGTGCAATCGCTCCGCTGAAACTGCCCGTCGCAGCGGTCAGCTCAAAGAACTTACCCGCCAGAATGCCGGCCCCCACAAACACCGCGCCGATGCCAGTGGTGATGAGAGCCCGCTTCATGACTAAAAGCGCGCCGGTGAAGGCATTCGTCGCACCAAGAGAAACTGCGAGATTGAACGCATAGCGCGCCGCAAAGGCCGCCATGGCAGCCGCCCCCACTCCTGCGATCTCATGCAGGCTGGAGCCAATGCCAGAAATGACATCGCGCAGCACACCGCCTTCCTGCATCGCTGTCACAAATTTCTGGCTCAGAATGGTGAGAGATGGCGCAAGGGCTGACACGATTTGATAACGCACGCCAGTCATCGCAAGCCCAATGTCTTGCAGGGCCAAGTCTGCTTGCGTCATGGATTTAAGAGTTTCGCCACTCATGACGGCTCCCAGCGATGCCGCCTTGTCGCCCATGGCATCCATGGCGGCGCCACCATTTTGCAAGAGCGGCACCAGCGCCGAGGCATCGGAGGCCATGGCCTCCATGTAGAAGGTCATCTCCTGCTGGCTCACGCCGGCCTTTTCCAGGCTTGAGACATAGAGCTGCAGGGCGTCGGCCCCCGAGAGATTTTTGAAGCTGTCGGCGGTGACATCCACGAGCGGTGCGATATTCTCGAAAAAGTCGGCCATCGGGCCACCACCTGTGGCATTGAAATCCCCGACGCGGTCTTGCGTATCCTTGAGAATGTCGGCCAGCTTTTCCTGCTCGATCCCCACGGTCTTGGCCCCGGCTGCCCAGCGCTGAAACTGTTCAGGGGTTGAACCAGCCAGTTTAGACAGCGTGTCGATCTCGCGCGCGGCGCGCACAGTCGTCGTGGTCATGACGCCCAGGCCAGCAGCCACAACAGTGGCGGTGGCGGCGAAAGCTTTGAATAGACCTTGCATGACACGCAGCTGGCTTTGCGCCTGCTTCGCGCCCTTTTGAAACCGGGCACTGTCGAGGCCGAGATTGACGCGCAACGCGCCGATGACCGATTGGCTCATGGAATGTTCCGATTGTCTGCGCCCCGGGGTGAGGCTGTGGTACGGGACGGGCTATCCCCGTCCCGCCGACTTCTTCTGCGACAGAGCGATGAGGAACCCGCGCACCTTCGCATTGGCCCCCTCGTTGGAGATAGCCTTGCGGTCTTCGGTGCTGTCCTCGAATTTCGGCATCTGCTTGGGATCGTGGAAGGCGAACCCAAGAAGATGCGCGAGCTCGTGGTTGCGCATCCGCGCCAACCGATGCTCTGTTTCGATCCGCCGGATTTCGCCTCGCAAGATTTTCGAGATCTCGCGCGGGGTGAGCCGCCAGAACAGATCGTAGTCGCGCCCCGCCTCGAGCCAGGCCGTGAGCAGGGCGTCGATCAGGTCGCGGGGGGCTTTGCCTTGCGGGCCTTGCGCGGCTTTGGGGTGGGTTCGCCGTTTCCCTCCACACCTTCCTCTGCAATGGCATCCGGAAAGGCGGCGCGAGCGGTTTCACGCAAAACGCGCCCAACCTCTTCCATCCCCATTGCGTCCATCAGATCGCCGATCTCTTCGAGCGAATGATCCCCCTCGATCGCGGCAAACATGAGATTGCGCAGGCGTCTGTTGCTCGGCGCGCCCCCGTCCAGCTTGACCAGCGCCTCAAGCACAGTCTCGCCCGAGGAAAGATCCTCATAGGCAACCATGGCATTGGTGGAAAGGCGCGCCGTATAGGACGCGCCCCCCACTGTGAAAGAAACGGTACCGCGACGCGCGCTCATGCTGCGGTGCCTTTCGTCCAGGCCACCGCACCCGTGGTGCGGATGTTGATGGTCATCTCGACCGGCGCGCCGAGATCCCCACCTTCGACCACGGGTGTCGGGTAGCCCGAGAACTCAAAGACGTCGCCCGTGCTCTGATCGACCGCAGGTGCCAGCGTCGTGCGATACATGATCGGGGCGCCGAGTGCCTTGTCGGCCAGCTGCTGCTCATAGCCCGCCGAGGTATAGCCACAGGGCACCGAGATCTCGCCGGCATCCTTGAGGCCCGGGATGTACTCGCGGAACCCGTCGACGCTGTCGAGGCTGGTCACATCCTGATAATCCTGCTCGGTGGTAGGCACGCCAATGCCCTTGCATTCGGGGATCGCGGCCCAGGTCGTGCCGCCATCCGTCGAACGCTCGACGCTCGCCCCATAGGCGATGATCTGTTTGCTGCTCATAGGAGCCTCCTAGATTGAGTAAGTGATGTGAAAATCGAGCGAGACGCGATAAGGCTGGCTGACCTCGTTCGACCCACCCTTGTGGCTGTCACGCGTGCTCGCATGAAAGACACCCTTGATCCCGCCACCGGCATGGCCGCTGAGAGCAGCCCGCACGGCACGGGAAATCTGTTTTGCTTCGCCATAGGACAGCGCATCGCAGTCGACCTGGATCCGGGCCTGATCGAGACCGCCCGGCTTGTTGACCAAATAGCCGCCCGTGTCGCTGATCACGGTCAGGAGAACGCCTGGCAGCGGCTTACCCGCCGGATGCTGCCCATAGCTCACCGTGGTGCCGACAAGCCCCGAAACCCCGCTGTCAGCCAACAGCAGGGCGCGAATGAGTTCTTCCATTGCGGTCTATCCTTTAGCGGCCTGCCGCGCGGCTTTGCGCTCGGCTCGGGCGATGCTCTTTTGGATCTCGGCCCAAAGCTTGGCTTTCAGCCGCTCAAGCATCTGCTGCTGATCGGCATCCCAAGCGGGTCGCATGAAGGGCTGCGGCGCGGTACCGGGATGCCGCGCGCCGGCGAACTTTCCGCCGACGATATGCGGCGCGGTCCCAAACTCGACCAGATGCGCGTGGCGCCCGCCGCCGCCCAAATCGTAAGATGGGCCCACGAACATTTCAGAAGAGGCTTTATCATCGCGAAACATGCGGCGATGCATCCGGCCCTGTCGCTCATCAAGCTTGGTGCTGACGGTAATTGATCCCCGCAGGTTTCCGCTGTCATCCGGCGCAAGCGCGCGCGCCTTTTCTGCCAAGGGCTCTGCCGCCTCCCGCAACGTTCGGCGCAGCACCCCCTTGCCTGCGCGCTTTGTCAGAAGCTCAAGTTGCTTGTCGAGCTCTTTCAGCCCGTCAATCTTCACTGTTACGCTCATCACGCAACCCTCGCGACGCAATCGATCTGCAGCTGATAAAGCCGACCGATTTCGGTGAACCCGTTGATTTCATACTCGACCCCACCGGAGACAATGCGATCTTTCGCCGTCAGGGCGCGCGTGAATGACGTGGACTTGACCACGAAACGTGTGGCCAGAGTGGCATCGACCCAGCCTGCATCGGCCTTCTCAGAGGCGTTCAGATCCACGCGGCCCGCCCAGATAGGGTCACCGTAGTCCGCATAATCCTCGATCGACTGGAACCCATCATCGACCAAGCTGAAGCGGCGGACCTGTATCCGGCGATCAAACCGCACTCGGCTCATGCCGACGCCCATTCTGTCGGTCGAGCATACCGGCCTTGGCGCATCAGGATGCGACTGCCAAACGATACCATCTCGCGCTTGTCCTTGTCGGGATTGATCCCTGCCTCATACCAGTCGCCCGCGATCAGGATGATCGCCTCGCGCAAAGGTCGGGGCACGTCACCCGATCCGACCTCGGCAGTCACGCGCACGGCAGCCCCGTCGGAAACAGAGGACCAAAAGCCAGAGGCGAAGACCAATTGCGGCTCATCATCACCTTGCTCGAGCACCACATCGGCGAGCGGCAGCTCAACCCATGTCGACCCATCCTGCCATTCGATCTTGGTCACCGCGTTCACCGGGGCGCAGGGGAACCACCAGCGCAACCCGCCAACGGCACGAAACGTGATTTCGACCGAGCGGGCTGTAAGGGGGCGGTTGGTGCCAGTCTCCACTACGGCTTGAGCAGCGGCCAGCAGGCCTTCCAGCAGCGCATCGTCTGCTGTCTCATCTGTCTCGATGTGACGTGACCGCTTGAAATCGGCCACGACCACCGCAGCCGTGATAGTATCCAGCGCCTTCATTGCCGCCCCCTCAATTGCTTTTTAGATCAGGCGGTCGGAGCTGCTTTTTTGGCAGCACCACCGGAACCGCCTTTGCCGTCCTTGCCATCGTCGACTTCATCAGCAGCATCGGGTTCACACTGCACCCACGCGGGCTTCTTGCCGCCGGTCAGGGTTTTCGCTTTCTCCGGGTCGAAGGAGGCGACATCGTTTTTGTTCCAGCGCCCGTGCGTCCGGGTGCATTTCAGCGTCACTTTATCAGCCATCGGGCTATCCTTTCTCATGAGGGAAGCCGCCCCGGCGGAATACCGGAGCGGCGGTTGGTTCTGGGCCCGTCCGATACGGGCCTCAAATGCGGCTTAGATCGACCAGCCGGTGACCGTGGCCCCCGAGATCGCCGCGTCATGCATCGGCGCGAGGTCGTGCTCGCTGATGGCGCGCATCAGGGTCAGATCGTTTTGGAACGCCGACACCGGATCCCCGGACTGGTTGACGAACGTCGCCTGGTCGCTGGTCGCGATGGTCAGGTTCAACGCGTCACCGATCATGATCTCCGAGAAATCCGCGAAGGTGATCTCGGTGTCGGACCCGGCGCCGAGGTTGTTCGGGATCTGCGAGCTGGTGAAGATCTGGTAGCCCTTCAGCTCGCCGGTCTTGTCGATCGACGGATAGAGCGGATAGCCATTGGCGTCACGCAGTCCAGCAAGAAAGTTCTTGGTGCTGGCACGCATCGCCCAGCCCGGAGCCAACATCGAAACATCCGCATCCTCGACCAGGTTGACCAACGAATTGATCAGCGCCTCGACAACGTCGGCGGTTTTCGCGGTCTCAACCTTCCAGTTGGGGCCAAGGCACCAGCTCTTGAGGCCTTTCGGCGTGCCGCTCGTGCCGTCATTGCGCAGGAAGGCGATGTCTTCGCGCGCCGCCATCTGCATGACCACGTCATTGCGCACGACACGCGCCATGGCAACGGCCGATTGGCGCAGCAGATCATTCGAGATCGGCACCAGCGCCGTCAGCTTCTTGAACGCCATATCGACATTGTCGAAGCTCGGCTCCGATTCAACGATGGCCGCGGCTTCCGTGCCATAACCCGCAGTCGCACCGCTGGCCAAACGCGCATGACGCATCTTGCCCGCAGGGATCGGCGAGGATTGCGCACCCGCCTTGCGCACCACCACCTTGGGCCGCAGCAGGTCGATAACCTCTTGGGCCAGCGGCTGCGGAATGGTCACGCCGCCAGCGCTCGCGCTCGCGCCCGAAAGCACGGCGGAAATGCCGGAATGGCCTTCTTGATCCAGATAGCCAGCAGCGCCCGCACGATCGCCCTTGTGAATGGCCAGAGCCCCCACGATGAAGCCAACGCCCATGGCCTTATCGGCCTCGGACTGCGGACGCGCCGCAGCGGTGATCGGCGAGGACGTGCTGCCACCGGTGGCCTCATCACCGCCACGCGCAGCGGCTGCCTGCGCGGCCTCGACGCTTTCCGCGCGTTTCACGGCCCCATCGGCCTTTTGGAAATCCGCCTCGGCGGTGTCGAACTCACCCTGCGCCGTGGCAATCGCTGCCTCGTCGGGCGTGTCGGCCTCATCGAGTTCGGTGAGCTTTGCGGCTGCCGCCTGCATGGCCGTGGCCGCCGCGCTGCGCGCCTGGCGCAGATCGTTGATGTCCTTCATGGCTGTATCCTCTTTGAAGGTTGGTGGCCGCTTCACGCGGGCCACGGGTAAACACCCCGCCAGCATGGCCGGCAGGGTTGGTCGCACTCGGGTTGCCCCGCGTGAATTCAGGTGTTGGAGATTGCGAGCGCCATTCGGGCCCGCGCCGATGCGCTCAGAGCCCGCGCGCCAGTCGCGCCGGGTTGACCCGCATAGGCGGACAGCACTCGCTCATAGAAGGCCGCACGCGTCTCGATGCCGTCGGCCAGATTTCGGGCAAGCGCCTGGTCGGTGCGATACATTGCTCCGCCATCGGCTTCGTCATCGGTCACCGAAAGATGCTTGGGGAGCCCCGCACGATCGAGGCCGCGCCCCGTCGCTACCGCATCGAGAAAGGCCGCCTCTGCCTCATCGAGGCTGCGCTGAATTTCGGCGAGGCCGGTTTCACTGGTCGGGTTCGGGTTCTTGGCGCGAGCATGCGAGGATAGATGCACGCCCCATTGATCGCCCCAATTGTCGGGCTTCACCGGCCATACCGAGCTGCGCATGGTGCCAATGCTGCCAAGTTCGCTGCCCGGGATCATCGTGATGTCGCTGGCTTGCGAGGCAATGAAATAGGCCGCAGAGGCCGCCATGGGATTGACCAGAACATGCACCGGCTTGATCGCAGCCAGCGCGGCCACGGCTTGCGCCGCGCCCTCGAGCCCCATCACCATGCCGCCGGGACTGTTGACGTCGAGAACAGCGGCAGAAACATCCTCATTTGCTGCGATCTCGGCGCAAGCGGCCTCGATGCCTTGATAGGTGGCCCAGCCGAAATACCGCTCGAGCACCTCCGAATCCGGCGTGAGAATGCCGCGAATGGGCATCACAGCAACACGCCGCGAGACAGCAAAACGCTCGCCACGCCGGATCTCCACCGGGCCACCGGCCTTCACGGTGCCTGCCGCCGGATCAGTCGAGCGATCCGGCCACGCCTCGGACAACAGAAGATGGCCGCGTTCAAAATCAAGCGCCATGATCTGGCCACCCAGATGCGCGCCGATGCTCGACGCCATGAATGGCGAGGCGTTCAAATTATGGGTCATTCGTCGTCCCCCTCTTTGGGTTTGGCCGTTTCGTCGCGCGTCATGTTCGACGGCGGATAGAGAACATCGCCGCCGTCGATCGGCGCGCGCCCCTCGGCGATGCGGTTTTCATTGACCGTGAGCCACGGCCCGCCCACGGCTTTGGCGGTGGCCTCATAGCGCTCCTTCATGGTCGCCTCCATGAGGGCATCGTAATCATGCACCAGGTGCAGGCCCCGCTCGCGTTCGGCCCGCGTCAGCAGACCGATCTCCATGTAATCCTCGACCGGCTTGCCCCAGTGAGTGAGGCAGTCTGTCTTGTAGTCGATGGCCTGCTGCTGGCCATTTGCCTTCACGCCATACTCAAGCATCTGAAGCTTGGACGGTGGCATTCGATACATGGCTGCCAATTGCTCGCGATCGAACTTCCGACTGGCGAGCAGCTCTTGATCAGAGGCGGAAATATCCAGCGTCTTGATTTCGTCATTCATCCCGACAACCGGCCACACCCCTGCTTCGGGATCTTCCAACATATGTCGAATGCGCTTGATGCCGCGTGTCGCAGATTCCTCATCCTTGAAGTCGTCTTCTAACTTCACATAGCCGCGCATCTGAGTGCCCGAGGCTGTCCGCGCTGCCGCCTCCTGCCCCGCCAGAGCGAGCCCAACCGACTCGGCTGCCACGCTGAGAGGGCTTCGCCCGGTCCAGCCATCGGTTGCCAGATAACGCAGATGCACCATCGATCTCGCCGGCACTCGGCGCAATACCCCTGCCCCGTCCTCGAAATCATAGAACCGCGCTCGGCCATCCCGAAGAATATGGCACCGGTCGTTGTGGATATACTCGAAGAAGAGCGGCTGGCCCGCCCCATCCCGCGGCGCATAGGCATGGGCATTGCCGCGCAGCGCAAACGAGTAGATCAGGCAGAACCGTGTCCCGATAGCCGGCACGCCAAAAGTGCTTTCCACATTGAGCAGATAGTCCAGCGCATGCTCGGTCACGCGCACCAAACGGCCCGTTATCTTGTCTTTCTGCATGACATGCATCGGCAGCTTCGACAGGTCACCTGCGATGATGTTGGCACAGGCGAAGACTGTCGCGTGACGCTGCGCGAGATCAGGGGTGACGCGCGGCAAGGTTTTGACCCGGCTTTGCGATCCGCCGATCCACTGGCCCAGCCATGGATCTGGTGACATGGTCCCGCTTTCCCCAGACGCGGCCGCCACGACAGGCGGCTCGACCCGCGCGGCGCTCTTCGAGCCCCCACGGCCTATGATGCGATCCAGCAAGCTCATATCGATCCAACCTCCGACCGCTTCTTCTTGGTTTCGTTTGCCGTCGCGCGTCCGACAGCCATGATCATTGCCACCGCCGCATCGATGCGGCCTTGGCTCTTCTTCTTGTTCGGCTTGATGTTCTCAGCCGCATCCTCATCCCGATGGACATTGCCCACCTGCCAGGCCAGCACCGGGTTGCCGGCATGTCGCAATCGGTTTTGCGCCACCCGCTCCTCGACCCTCTTCATGGGCCCCGACATGCTGGCAAAGCCCTGACGGTGTTCGACCATCGGAAACCGCATCCCGTCGAGCGTGTTCGCGAGGTCTTTCATCCCCCAAGGATCGAAGGCCACCTCCTGAAGATCGAACTTTTCCCGGATCCAAGCGAGCCGATTGACGATCTCGCCCTCGTCAATCACCCCGCCATGATGGACCTCGAGCCACCCCTGATCGCGCCAAGCAACGTATTCGCGCTTCTCGGTCTGCGCCCGCTTGATAAAGCCAGCCTCGCCCGAGGGCAGGAAGGTCCAGACCCAGACGTAAATCTTCTCTTCGATCGGCACCGCCATGGCGATAGCAGTCGTGTCGACCTTGTTCGACAGATCGAGCCCGACCCAAGCCTTGCGGCCAAAAAGATCGCTCGGCTGGAAGGGCGCCACGGCCAAGCCCCGATCCCAAGCGGCCTGTTCGATCCAGGCCTCAGCACCCTCCGTCCAAAGGTTCATGTGGAACCGTTTGAAGTTCGGCATCTGCCCCGCAATGATCGAGGCTTTTTCCGCAGCCTTACGCACCTGTGCGAGCGGCTTGCTCACCCCGAGGTTCGGATTGCCCATTGCCCAGGCCTCCGGATCGAGAGGATCTGCATCGGCTGGTGGCTCGGCCACATAGGCGAAGAAGGCGTCATCCTCGACCTTCCCGCGCAGCACGCTTTCAGCATAGTCGCGCAGCTCGCCGCAAAGGCTCTTTCGGTTCTGCCCAGCCGTCGTGATCACCCAATCGATGGGCTGCGATCGCGCGATCATCGATTCCACGATGGTCTCGGCCAGCTCCCGATCGGTCCAACGGTGCATCTCATCACGGGCCAAAAAGCTCGGGTTGATCCCGTCCGAGGAATTGCCATCGCGCGACAGGCAGAGGATCGTGCCATCCGTCTTGCCCGTTTCGATGATGTGCCGGTGAGCCTCCATAAAATGCGGCAGAAACGGCGAGCGTTTGATGATCCGCTTTAGTCCTTTGAACAGCAGCCCCGCCTGATCGCGTGTCGTGGCGGCGCAATAGCCTTCGGGTGCCGCTTCCCCGTCGAAAAGCTGAGTAAAGAGCATCGGCACTGCAGTGTCGGTTGTCTTGCCGTTTTTTTTCCCCACCTGATGATAGGTGTCGCGAAAGCGGCGAAGCCCCGTCTCGCTATATTTCCAGCCGAAAACCGAACCATGCCGAAACACCTGCCACGGCTGCAAGGTCATCGGTTGGCCAGCCAACGGACCTTGTGTGTGGTGCAGCATCCCCGCAAAATTGCAGATCGTTGATGCTGCCTCACAGTCGAAATGGAACCCGCGTTCGCCAGCCGTCTCGAGATCGAGCAGATGGCGCTCGCAAGCCAACCGCACCATCTCGCCTGCGATCACATTCCCCTCGACAACCTCGACAGCATACTGGCTGACAGGGTGATCAATCGGATCCATCAGCAGACTTGCCCTTGAGCTGGCGCATCAATTTCTCGAAGAGATCGCCTTGGCCGTCCGACCCCACACGCGATTCATCAACCGGGGTGAGGCCGAACAGCGCCGAGTCGCGCCGCATCTGGTTCATCGCTTCCTGCTGCGCTCCCCAGGCGGCAGTCTTTTTCTTCTGAAGCCCGTTGCGGGTCTTCACCTCGTACCACGCCCCTTCGAGCTCGATGTCATTGGTGGCCCGGATGAAATTCGCCACCGCCTCACAGTAGCTCGCAAACTGATAGCGATAGTGCGGCTCAAGTCGCGACATGCGGGCGAGCGCCGGTGCGAGCTCTTCCCAAACTTCGCGCCCAAGCTCGGTCAACATGCCCGGGGCTTCCAGCGTGGGGCGCGCACCGTCGCCTTTCATCGGGATTACATTGCCCGCCGGTGTGGGTTTCGCGCCTTTCATCGCTCATCAAGTCCTTTCATGCCCTTAAAACTATGGGCTTTTTTCTCCAATTCGACCGGTGCGAAAGGTCAGGGCCTGCCGCCGGTCCAAGGCAAAAGGCTATGATTTTCGGATAGCCCCCCCGTGCCAGACCTCGCGGGCCGTCTTTCTGGAATGGCAGGGCTTGCAGAGAGCCTGCCAATTGGTTCGATCGAAGAATTTCGCCCGGTCACCGCGATGCGGTTCGATATGGTCAACCTCGGTGGCCTCAACCACGAGGCCCAGTTCGCCGCAATCGCAGCAGGTGACATGCCGAGAGAGGAAGGCACGCCGGCCATCTTTCCAAGCACGGGTGGCATACAGCTCGATGCCTGCCTGAGCCTCGCGACCGAGCTTTGCCCGCGCACGTCGAGCAGCCTGTTTGTCTAACCGCTCCTGCTCATGCCGATGACAATGCGCGCCACCATCGATGGATAGATCATCGCAGCCCGGTCGGCAGCAGACCTTGCGGATCGCCATCGGACACCTGTGATTTTGCGTAGGGGAAAGAGAAAAGCGCCCGTCGGTTTCCCGAGGGCGCCTTTGTAGATGTTGAGCAAGAGATAGGCCGCTAATGAACCTTCCGTCAAATATTTTTGTTTCGATGCTGCCGGAAGCTCGTCCTATCCAAAATGCACAGCCGAGAAGTTCGTGCGCGATACCGGCCCCATCATGCGATCGAGCGCCTCGCGCAACGCCTGCGTCAGCGCCTTGATATGGTCGGACTTCACAGACCAGCCATGGGCGCGCAGCACATCACTCATCGTGCCCTCTTCCAGACAGATGATGTCGACCAGACGCCGATCCGTGATGCTGACCCGTGAGCCACGGGCCGAAGGCCGGATGCGCCGCACAACCAGCGCCGAGCCATCGCCTATCCGCTTGTGCAGCGC